CATCATACTCATTGAACTCATTGTAAGTTGTATCTGGCATACCTAGAGACTCTATAAGATGACTATATGCAGCAATATGTAATGCTTCTCTAGCAGCAAAGCCAGACAGCATCATTCTTAGTTCTGGCTGAGGAAAGTTTGGTAGGTAGTTAGTAATATATCCACCTGCAACATCTATATCTGATTGTGTAAAGAATCTGAATACGTTAGTTAAGAAGAACTTTTCTTCTGGTGTCAATCTTAACTTCCAGTCTTTAACATCTCCCATCATAGGTACTTCTGTATGTAACCAATGTGATTGTTCATGCTTTAACCACATATCATATGCCCATGGGTAATGAAACGGTTTAAAATATTCTCTTTGATCTGTTACTTTTAGTTTTTTTTCCATCTATCCCTCGCATGCCAGACACTCTTCTGGATTAGTAGCTAATACAGTCATGTCTAGTTCTTTGATTATGTTACGTTCGATACCTCTTGATATCTTATCAGCCTTGCCTATCTTTTCACTTCTACAATAGTACAAGGTCTTTAACCCAGACTTCCAGGCCAGGAAGTGTACAGCATGTAGATATTTAATGTTAGCGTCTGGTCTAAAGAATATGTTAAGTGATTGTGCCTGGTCAATAAACTTCTGACGATCAGCAGCATGCTCAATTAACCATCTCTGATCTATTTCCATAGATGTCTTATACAGTTCTTTCTCTTCATCAGATAAACATTTAACAGTCTGACAGCTACCTTCATTAGAAATAATATTGCTCCATATCTTCTCATAATCTAAGGTTGTGTCATTCTCACACTTCTCTTTTATGAGAGCATCTAGGTACTTATTCTTATTTAAATATGCACCTGATAGTGTGTCTTGTCTATATGCATTAGCTCTCCATGGTTCAATAGAAGGAGATGTGTTACCCATAATAATACTAGAAGATGCATTAGGAGCAATAGCCATTACATGACTGAATCTAAATCCTGTACCTTTAGCATCAGGAGCTTCACCTCTCTCTGTACCAAGTCTAATATTAGCTGCATCCATTTGTTTTCTTATATGTCTAAACATACGGACATTAAGTGACTTAGCTGCTATGCTTTCAAATGGTACACCTTTACGTTGTAAATATGCATGAAAACCTAATGCTCCACAACCTATACTACGTTCACGTGTTGCACTATACTTTGCTCTAGCAACAGCATCTGGTGCATTATCTATAAAGTATGTTAATACATTATCTAACATCTCTGCTACATCACTAATGAATTGTTTATCTTTACTCCATGCATCATAGTATTCTAAATTTAAACTTGATAGACAACATACAGCTGTGCGATCTTTATTAGTTGGTAATATTATTTCACTACATAGATTACTTTGGTTTATCTCTAAGCCTCTTTGCTTTAACCATATTGGCATATGCTCATTGGATGTATCAATAAAATGCAGGTATGGTTCACCTGTCTGCATTCTCATCTCTAATATACGTTGCCAGAGATCTTTAGCACTGACAGTATCAACTACTTCATTACTATGTGGATCAACTAGGTTCCAGTCATCATTAGACTCAGGATCTATCATAGCTTTCTCTACTAGCTCCATAAAGTCATGAGTAATATTGAGACCATGATGGAGATTCAGACATCTTTGATTCTGATCACCAGTAGGTTTTCTCATCTCTAAGAACATTAGAATATCAGGATGTGATATATTGAGATAAGCTGCATAACTTCCTCTTCTTGTCTTGCCTTGTCTATAAGCTAGTGAACTAGCATCATACATCTTTAAATGGGGCATAACACCTGTAGACTTCTCATCAGACGACCTCATTCCAAATCCTATGCCTACCCCACCACCTAACATAGACAACCAATTTGTTTCACTTAATGTATCTACTAAACCCTCTGCACTATCATTAATATAGTTCAAATAGCAACTGATAGGCAAACCTCTTTTAGTCTTACCAAATGCTAATATAGGTGTACTATAACTTAACCAATGCTTACTTGAGTAATCATACAACCTTTGTGCATGCTCAGGATTACTCGAGAAACTTTTAGATACAAATGCAAACCTCTCCTGTGGCGACGTTTCACTTTCTTTCATATATGATTCTTTTAATCTTGTAATACCAGATGCATCAAAGAGTGTGTCTTTATTTGGGTCTATAGTAATACCTAAGTATTCCATTTAATTATTCTCCGTTAAATGTTTCCAACTAGTTGGAAAATGAGGTTTAATTTGTGTACTAATTTCTTCTGCTACCCATTGTGTTTCTTTCTGAGCAGTCTTATCTAATCTTAAATTGCATACTCTTGCAAATGCATATACTGAACCAGACCAATACCATTCAGTCATCATTGATTGAGGTAGTACCATTCTAGCCATCTCTGGTGCTACGCCTTGTCTTAATAGTTGTTCATATGACCACTTAGCTTGTTGTATAGCATGTTTATAATGATTGACTAGAGCTCCTCTTTCATTAATATCTACAATGTCTTCTGCACTGCCTTGCTTTACATTATCAGCCTTAGCTCTCCACTCTTTAGGTTCATATATTTCTACTTTACTATCTACATACCTACGACTCACTTCATTCCATGATAAACCTACTTGATGCTTTACCAGTTGACGAGCAACAAAGACTGGTGCCCGTATATGAAACTGAGCACTACAGTGAGCAAAAGGACTCCAATGCCCATGCTTAGCCAGAAACTTGATGAGTTTAGTATCCTTTTCATCATTAAATTCCTCATGTTTGTTTGCAAACGATACTCTTGCAGCATTAACTACAGAGAGGTCACTTCCCATTTTATCTATTAGACTCACTTCAATCAACATCTTCTCCAATTTGTAAGGGCCATGTTAGCTTTTAAACCTTTGTATGTATTCTGCTCAATTACAAGTTTTATATCAGCTGTACTCATACCACTCAATATCATATCATTAATATCTTTATTCTTTATTCCTTGAGGCCATATAACAACACCGTAATGCTGTTCAATAGCTTTCTCTATCTTCTTTACTATCACAATGCTTCTAGGTTCATTATCATAAACCATTACAGCATTCACATCATTCATACTCAAGTTAGCATCACTACCAGCCATTGCAACTGAGTTGTCTACAAAGCAACTATCTAATGGACCTTCTGTAACGTATACCACCTTATCAAAGTCAACACTTTCCAAGCCAAACATCTTCGGCTTAGATTCATCCAGCATTATTGTAATGTATCTGAACTTAGTATCTTTTTGAAAGGAACGTCCTTGGTAGCCAAATAACTTATTATTTTCGTCAATGAAAGGTATAATAAGTCTGGGCTCATCTTTGGTTGTGTCCTTGAATTTATTTGGTATTAGTTTGTTGGTCCAGCTATAAAACTTGGGGCAATAGTATAGCTTTGAATGGTAGAAATTAGGTATCTTCCTATCTAATACGTACTTTTTAGCAGGATGATCCCAAGCCAGCTGAGATATCTTTTTAATCATTCTCAGTGGACTACCACTCCTAAGATAATCCGGGAAAGCCTCAGGTTGTGTAATAGTATCTATCTGTTTCTTGACCTCAGGATTGCCACTTTCCTTTAATTTTTCCATACTATATTCTTGATATAACAGAGAGTTATTGTCCTGTAAGAACTTACTAAATTTCTTCGATACACCACAGTTATGACAGTAGTACATATGCTGACCTTTTTTCTCTAATAGGTAGCCTCTAGCCTTAAATTTATCCTTCTGAGAGTCTCCACAGTAAGGACATCTAAAGTTAAATGTAGTGTTTTTCCTCTTAAATTGTCCTAATTGATTGGACATTAAGGTTATATATTTTGTATCAATCCACAAGGTCTTTTATTACCTCCCAATTTTGAGGTGCTTCTTCTTTTTCATTAGCTGTGGTAATACAATTATATTTGTCACAGACAGCAGGTCTTTTTTTATATATCTTACAACCATTATCTGGTAAAAGCTGCTTACATTTAAATGTAGCTAACACTCTCCACTTACCAGGCTCTCTTCTTTCTTCTAATAGAAAATCTTCTCTAGGTTTATCATGCATAGCCATTAGATATTCTAGCTTCAATTCAGCATATCTACGAGTTTGTTCTAGGTACTCAACAGTATGCTTACAGCATGCAGCACATTGCATACAGACAGCACTAGTAATTTTAGATGGGTCGAGAGTCTTCCACATAAGATGGTTCCATGATATAAAATATTAGTATAGGCTACTTAGCTCATTAGGTCAACAAGATTTGTAGATGATACAAGAAAACCAGCAAACAATACTGCTCCTACAACTATCCATCTCCATTTCTCCATACTTGTTAATCTGTTCTCAATTCTTTCAATCTTAGGTTCTATCATAGATATCATATCACGGTGTTGCTCATGATTTTCATCTCTAAGCTCACCTATGCGGGCATGTAGTTTTTCTATTTGATCATAGTAAGTACTATTTA